AGCGTCTACATTGAAATTTTCCCCAGAGTTCACGACTACAGAAACAGGAACTCCCTTGTAATTAAACTCATAAGCCATGAGTGGTGAGCTAGCTACATTTTTGCCCAGTCGAGAGGTTGTGATATCGGAGGGGTATAGGTCGCTGAGCTGAGACTTAAGAACACCCGTAAAGTATGGTTTAGCTCCTTCTGGGATTTGCTCATACATAAGGTCCATAACCTTACGAATTTTAGCAGCATCCTGAAATAGCTCTTTAGCGTCAGCTGTGACATTAAGCATCCTTAAGTCGTCATAAATCTCAGTAATATTCTTGGTAAAGGGTGCGTCAGCAAGAATTCCCAACACTTCATCAGTGTTAAAGTCCTTAAGACCGACTTTTTTGGAGAAATCACTTATACTGAAGTAATTGCCCTTATTGCGTAACTTAAGTTCGGTTGCTGAGAAATCGTTAGCAAAATCAAAGGTCTTACCAAGCTGGATATTGGCTAACTCATCATTAAGTTTTAGGAGCTCCTCAACATTAAGAGGAACATTGGCTGGATTAGTTCGAGAAAGATTGACTAAGTCATCTATGTTGGATGCAGTCATACTTCTTTTCACCACAGAGGCAGGTACCGTGTTAGGAACAAAAGCTGTGCTAAACATTTTACCTAGGGCCTGGCCTACGGGAGTATCAGAAATCTTCTTCGCAACACTCCCCACGGCACTGGTTAAATACTCACTACCAGGGACGTTGACAAAAGTTCCAGGAATATCTTTACCGGGAAACAGTAACGGTAATTTTGCTTTACCACCTGTGGCTGTGTAACCGGGCAGTTTCACAGAGCCAGGATGAGTTATACTCAGAGGATTCTGAAGGCCAACGGAGATTGGCTTCATCACCCTGTAGTCAAGCTTAGAGGTAGCTGTTTTACCTGTTTCAGCCAAGCCCTCTTTAATAATTTCAGAGAGACGGCTAAGGGTAGGAGCATCGTCTATGTTCTTAGTAATTTGACCTACTAAGCCCCCCACAGATGGTGCACCGAGCTCATCCAAAATACTTTTGACAGTAGCTGCTTTAGCAGCGTCTACGGTATCCCCTACGGTGTCTGCAGCCTTAACTGTAGAAGTAATAATGTCAGCAATTTGAGCTCCTCTAGTAGCCCCGAAGGCATCAGTAAGGGCATTTAGACCCCTAGAGCCCCCTTTGATGATATCGTCGCCTACACCGAAACCAAGCCAGTTGATGGGGTCAAGGGGGTTAAAGATATCAAGGGCTAAGCCAGCTGCACCAGCAGGGGAGGGATTATACCACTTAGCCTCACCACCAAAAACTCCGGTATCGCCTGACCAGCCAATATCAGTAAAGACATCTTTACCAACAGACCGTTCTTCCCCCTTAATACCTCTCCAGAAGGCGGCCAAGGGGTCAAACTGACCAGGAGTATTCCCAGCGTACTCGTTGGTAAACTCACGAATCAAGTTTGTAGCGCCATAGCCAGGCCTTGCAATTACATCTAGGGCTTTTAATAAGAAGTTTTGACTATCCTGCTGTTGGTCAGCATCAACCCCCACAGCCTTCAGCCTGGTGCGAGCGTTCTGAATCTGAGTTTTCACAGAACTTTGCGCACCAGACTGACCTTTCACAAAACCAGAGGGGTCACCAAGGGCTAGTCTTCCTGCGTAAGAAAGAGGCATAATAGACCTCCTTATTGGTCAGCGGGCCAATTAGGTCTACCAAAGTTTTGATAGAACCAATCGTTCCAGTTGAAGGGCTCTCCGTTAAGAGACCAAGAGCCACTACGGTCAACTGTTCCTGTTGAGCCTGTTGAAGAGCCACCATAGGTAGTAGACTGACCGTAGTATTTATTCAGGGCTTCAAGTAAAGTAGTAATGTTAACCCCCTCCTGAGTGAGCACTGACTTCTGAGAGTTTACTAACTTCTGAGCATCTGCCAGCGAGTTAACCTGGTCAATGATAAGCAAAGCGGCTTCAGCAACCCCACGGGTAACACTGTAGAGAGACATAAAGTTGGTGGCCCGGTTTTGGAACTGAAGCTCTTCCTCAGCTTGAATTAGACCAATCTGAGCCTGGGTTTCTTCGAGCTTTCTCTGAGCAGATTGAGCAGCACTATCGGACCATGGTGTACCGGGCACAATACCATAAGCTCTAAGAGCCTGAGTATCAGGGGCTCTGCCTGTGGTCTCCCAAATAGTCATATCCTTGCTGAAATTAGCCATCAGTTCATTAGCGGCTTGAGTCTGATTCTGTAGAGCCTGAGAGCTTTGTTTGAAAGCCATCTCCTGATTAAACATTTGAAGTTCCTGTTGTCTCTGAGCCACAGCATTTTGGGCTTGCCATGAAGGAGTTCCTACAGGTACACCAAGGAGGTCAGCTTGTTCCTGAGTGGTGACCTTGCCCAGGGACTGTACTGTGCTAAGGGCATCATTAAGTCTCTGAGTAGCAGACTGAAGGTCAAAAGCTTTGCTAGCAAGGGTTTGTTGACCTTTGTAGGTTCCCAGCAACTCACCCTCCTTAAGGGCGATATTGGCCAAATTCGACTCCCGACCAATCAGGGAAGATAGCAGAGCATTGAGGGTGTTCATTTGCATCTGCTTCTCCTGAAGGGTAAGAGTTTGGTCATTTTGAATCAGTTGGTTAGCCCTCTCAGAGATTGCTGCGACTTGTTCATTGGAGAGCAATCCCTGCTTTTCAGTCATAATACCGGAAGCTAAGGGTGAGTTGTAGATACCCCTTCGCTCCATGTCAGCATTAAGGGCAGTAGAAAGTCGAGCTGAGGCGTCCTCATACATGGGATTAAGCTCAGAGCTAGCTCGTTGCTGGGCCTCGTCAAAGCTTAGATAGCTATTCTTCGCACCAGCTAATTTTTGGAGCAATCGGGTTAGCTCATCAATCTCGGAGGAGCCGCCCGTAGTACCTCCACTATAAGCCCCTGAGCCATAGTAGTCTCCTGCTGAGACTCCACTTACATCTGAAGGCCTCTTACCGAGGTCGACTCCTGTTCTCTTGTAGACTTCAATTCTACCATCAGGACCTGTGTTCCACGCTAGGTTAGCTGCTTTCTTTTCTTCCTGGGCAGCCTGGTACGCTGGATCCGGATTACGTTGCCAATCAAGCTGAGACCCTGTAGCCCCTTGTCCCGAGATTACATAGCCTGACGCAGTACGCACAAACCCTTGGTCATCTACCCAACGTCCGTTAATAGTCGAGTCAACAGCCATAGTTATTCCTCCATTATCTTAAGACTCTTTTGAAGATACTCAACAACTAAACGTCGCTCAGCCTTATACTCGTCAACCTTTGAGGTTAAGAGAAATATTCGTTCCTCTGCAGCGAGGCGAGCTAATTTTTCATCTTCATAGAGAGCCTGATAATTTAAGTCTCCATAAAGTGAAGGAATAATGAAATCCTCTGGGTTAAGCCAAATGGGATTGTAAGTAGGCTCCACAATCACTTGGTCAGGACTCACATGTAACACCACAGAGGGGTTCACCGTGCTGTCGGTACCTTTCTTCCAAAAGTTGCTCCCGGCTACCTGTGGTGTGTAAGTGGGCCACTTAGTGTCGGTATCAAATTCAAGATGGAGATGATAATCCCCAGTACCCTCCTTGCCCTCCACACCGAGCGGAGTGCCTACTGTGACGGTATTTCCGACTGTTACTGAAATACTGCGTAAGTGCATGTAACGAGCTATAAGGTCATAGACTTCCCCTGTTTTGTGGTTACGGACAGATGGATAGAGAACAGCAATACCATACCCCAGTTTAGCGTCTTTGCCAGCGGCAACCACTTTACCTTCCCCGGAGGCATAAACTGTGGCATCTGTTCCAGCCTTCCCCTGAATTGTAGATACGTCGATACCGTAATGAGGGTATCCCCAATGTCTTAAATATTCAGGGTTTTTATAGCCACAAAGCATCATCTGGCGCTTAAAGGGCATGATAAGCTTTTGCATTATTTTCCACCACCTAATGCTCTTGTAACTACTTCATAGCTACCATTAGCAGCCAACGAAATAATGGCAGCATTGAAAATAGTCAAAATACCGGACTCCATAGTCAAACCAATCGTGAAATAAGTGCCAAGTACCACAACAACCAGAGACAGCAGATAGCTCCAAAGCTGGGTAGGAACCTTAATGATTCCGGGAAGGCCCTTTGTAAGTTGGGTAAGTACCACAACCATAGCCAAAGCACCCCCATAAGTAGCCAGGGTGGCCCAAGTAACAAACTCATTCATTTGGAATCTCCTTTCTTCTCTAACGTGTTTAATCTTGCTTCGTGTCCAGACATCATTGTGAGAATGGTCGGGATTTGCTCATTTCCTTTGATAAGGGTATCAAGCTTTGTGCTTACTTCCCCCTTCCACTGGCCATCATTGAAGAGTCTCTTATCTCGTCCTGTAAGCCACCCGGCTAGTCCAATAAACATACCTACTATAGCAACTAAAGTTCCAATTTCGATTGGCATACACTGAAGCCTCCTATGTTTTATTTAGTCTTCGTCGATATTAGTAACACCATTTCTAGACCCTCGAGGCTTCTTAGTCTTATAAAAAGCAGCAAAACCATAAATGGTCATAACCTCATCGACAGCTTCATGACTAATCTTTAGTCGTATTCGTGTTAACTTCTTGCCAATCCGTATCTCTTTAATTACGGTATCAACCCAGTCCCAGACAACCTCACCCCAGTTTCCTACATCCCAAGAGCCAGACTCATCAAGTGATACAAGTTTATGATATGAGGCGTACCCGGCGTCAATATCAAGTCTTACTGTACTTCTATGTTCCTCATCTTGAAGAGCAATTAAGAAGAGCCTTTTAAGCTTTTTACGAGTAACGGCATCTTCTAATTTAAGATAATGAGTAGCCTCTGAGTATACTGCTACCCCACTATCATTAAGGGTATCAAAGGCCTTATAAACTGTACCATTTACAGAGGAGCCAAAATATAAATCTTCACCAATAATAAGCCAGTCTGACACATTCCAGCCCCTATACACAACCCACGGAAATAGAAGAGAGCTGATACCTTCGTTCACTGAGCCATTATAGACCATCCCCAAGGAGGCTTTTAGAATCATATTGTTGACTCCAGTACCATCATCACAACAGGCGAGGTAGTAATTTCCGTCATACACAATGGCCTTCATCTTATCTCTATTAGTCAAAGTCTTCCAAATCTCTTTGATATTTCGGGAGATATTGTGTGACTTAATCAAGTCAGTTTCAATAGTAGTGAGGCAAAAAACCCCGTCATCATCAGCAAAAATTAGAAAGTCTTCAGTTACAACCACAGAATCAGGGGCAACAGTACCGTGACCGGTATCTAGGGGTTTAAACTCAACGTCACTGGAAGGGTCCCACCCAGACCATCTAAATACTTCATCCTTTTTAAAAGCAAGCAAGGAATCAGCAAAGAGACAGAGGCCCATCAGAGTATCGTTATCATCAGTAACGGCTTTAACGATGGAAGAGGCTTTAAAGTTTGCCGGGTCACCCATTTCAGAGAAGTAAAGATAGTTAGGGTTTTGGGGGTCACCTAAAGCGAACATTCTTTGACCCCTCTGAAGGAGTCTGGTACATCTTTTGATAGGAGTAAGGTCTGCACCTTCAGCGGGGGTTACTGGAGCACATGTTGTGCCGTCATAGACCCAATACTCCGTACCATCCAACAGATACAACTTGGAGTTAGTGAAAAACTCATAGTCTATTGAGTTTGAGTTAAGCAACAGAGTAATAACATCATTATCCAAGTCTCTTAGGCTTTTATCAATCACAAGCAAAGGACTGCCTGGATAGTCAATCAGTTTAGCCACAGGGTGTTCGACGACTTCTTCGTTTAGCTCAATAGTTTTGTATATTGAACAACCTTTTCTCTGAGTATAGCCACCGCGAGCCTTAAGGTCTATGTTAATACCGGTAACAAGCTCAGTGGGGTCTAACTCATCGAAAGATGAAGTTGTGTTGATTCCTTTATTAAAGTTTGTAAAGCTTAGAAGCTTTTTTACAGAATTACTCAAAGTAAGGGTCCCTCCTCACATAGCGTGTTTTGGGCATCACATCTTGAGTAGAAACAGGTTCACGGGTTGGTGCTTCATTGTCTGAGTTCATTAAAGCTGTAATAGCCATGTTTCGATAGTAAACCCATCGCTGATAGTATCTCTCAGCAAGACCACTCTCTTCACTATCACCCTCACCCTCCATATCATAGTACATACTGATAAGAAAATATACCATCGGAGCATGTAAAGAAGGATGAATAGTCAGTTCACTTACCATAGAGGTATAGGTTGGAGCTATGGAAGAAAACTTAACAGTTACCGAAACTGCAGGCTCCTTAAAGACAATCGACTGATTACGAATCTCGATGTTAGAGAGAGGGTACACACCAGACGGAGTCACAGCCGAAATCAGACTAAACAGACCCGTGGGGATGGAAACAACCATACCGGTAGTCACATTTGCCACAGTGATAGTCTGAACCACGGGCAAATCAAGGGACGTCTTTTTCTGAGCCATGTCAATCCAACCCATGACCACATCTTCTTGAACGTCCAGGTCCCCGAAGCTCTGCAGTTGCTGAAACAGCTGTAAACCAGTCATAAGTGAGTACCCCCTTTCTACATTTAACTGTTAGGCGCCAGGGTTGCCAATCCAGCCTCTCCAATCGGAGTAGCCAACGGAGAATCTGCAGTAACCACGATACTTGGCAACCATGTTGTCAAATACCTCGGTAGACTTGAACTCCGGTTTCACTCTCCAGAAGAAGTTGGTCTCGGACAGCCTGGGGTCACGGAGGAACCAGGCGTCAGAGTCGTCGAGATAGTCCAACACGACAACGGTCAAGCGGTCCTTGATTACGTTTTTGTCGTTGTTAGCAGTACCAGCCGTCTGAGCGGAGTTGACGAGAGTCAATGCAACAAACTCGTTGTCCGGGTGGACAATAAGCTGCTTAGCATTGGCCTGCATCTTGAACCCTTCCTGGGTCAGGGTCTGGGTCCTCATAGCAGCAATAGCGAGCTTTAGAGAAGAATCGGCCAAGTCGGCCCCGGTCAACAGGTTAGAAGTAGTACCACCACGGAGCAGAGGGTGGGAGGCAGAGAACAGGGGAACACCGTCGTAACCGTTGGAGGAGAAACCATTGTTAAGAATGGTGATTGCTGTCTCCTCGATAGTTACACGGCAACCTCTGCCCAGGCTCCGAGGAAGTTTGTCGATGATATTGTACTGGTCGTCGTCGGCCAGCTCCCTCTCCACAGAAATCATCTTGGCATATGACTTGTGGATGTAGGTGACTTCCTGGCCATGCTCGATGGTGTCTTCGGCGATGGGGCCGGAGGGCTGTTTCTCTTCCCAGGTCCCGGTGCCAGAAACGTGATAGTCATACTCCTTGGCCTTGGTCGACTTCTTTACATCGAACACCTTAGAGTACTGTTCCGGAACTTCCGAATAGGCCTCGAAGAAGATTTTCCGGAACTTAGGCTCCAGGAGAGCCTGAAAGTTTACAGACT